GTCAAAACCTCCTACTATGTTAAAATTATAATAGTGTTTAAACAACAGATTATTTGTTTTACTAGCAGGTACTGAAAACGTCTTAGTGAATGACGTAAATACCTTTGCGGGATCTTTTACGTTCTGTATTGTTTGCGTAATAGAAACAGACTCATCTTTAAATAAATCGACTCTTGTGTCTTCAATATATAGCTGTAATTCTTGCATCTATCTTATGTTGTTTATGTAGTCAAAGGCATCTTCAAAATCCATAGTATATTCAATAAGCCTATCGTTTACAGAAGTCTTATAAGAAAAACTAGATGTTTTTACTATTACAGGAACTGTTTCGTTATTTGCAGGATCGTTTTTTTTAGGTCTAGTAATCCATACATGCTCACTTAAAAGCAACTGCTCAAAATACTCGTTAGCTCCTTGAGGATAATATCCGCTTGATAAAGTCCTTGTTTGTTTTGCTTTTGTATTTAATAATTTATTAGACGGTTTTACTTCTGCATAAGTAGCGTTTGCTTGTAAAATATTTGCCCTGTAGTTTTCGTTACTTCTGCTTATTGATTTTACTTCTTTTAAATAAAAGTATAAATCTTGCATTAATCCGTATTTATTAATAAAAGAGACTCTATGTCCTGTACCGTATTTTGTGCAGTCTATTCTAACAATAGTTAGAGGTACTCCGCCTGTAGGTGTTATGGTTGTGTCTGTAGCCGAGAAACAAGCAAGAGAAACGTTGCCACTATAATCAATCCAAGCAAGACAAGCACCTTTACCTACAGGATAATAAACGACATAGTCATCATTTAAAGTGCTAGGCAGGTTTGGCTGTATAGGTGCTAATAACCAAGCAGGTCTGACTTGATCTCCAAAAGGCATAACATCGTTTGCTCCGTCTGTAAATTCTGTATATGCTTCGTAACCGTCTCCTGATATTGTTTGTACAGGCGAACCCTGTGCTGTACCTCCTGCGTTCGGTTGATTAAAAAACTGTATGTTAGTTACAAAGCTTATTTTTTGTGGATAGAATGTAAAGCCTACTGTCAAGTAATCTCTTAATAATTCTGCTACTTCAAATATTACATCTACGTTTGGCTCAGCAGGTTTTACTATAGTGTAAACAGTAACCGAGTTTACTATAATTAGTAATTTTGCTGACTGTGTATTTGCTCCTGAGCTTTGTGCTTTTGCGAATAATGGCGTTCTAAGTGCGTAATTTGTTGGCATAGTTTATTTGTTTTGTCCTAGTATTATGGCATTCTCTATATCTAAAATGAATGACTTTTCTAGATCGTTACTTAATGTCTTCGTTATCTTGTCAAATGGCTTAGAAAAAAAGTAGCTTGGTTTTATACCTTGTGCGAATATGCTTCTTTGTAATGCAAATCCCATGCTTCTATTGCTACCTTTTGCGTATTGACCTTTTGCGTTACGAAACCTTATATTTTTAGACTTTGCCCAATTAGCTAAGATCTGCATAGGTGGCATCTTGTTCGTGTACTTAAATTTACTTATAGGAGCTTTTTGTATGCCTCCCTTAATTAGAGACGGGTTTGCGCCTCCAACGCCTTGATCGACATATATTCCGTAGTCCTCCATTAGAAAGTCCAAGAGAAACGCCTCTGCTTCGGTTTCTAGGGTATATTTAACTGACTCGTATAATACGCCAGAACCTTTACCGCTTTTTGATAGGTTTGACTTAGCTTGTTGTACTACATACTTTGCGTATTTATTTAAGACCTCTTCTAAGTTTGTAAAATCCATTAGCAGATATATATGTCGTTATAAATTAATACTGTAATACTAGCTGACCAACCCGCTAACTGATTCTCGAAACGATCATAAAAAGGTGTCAAGGTAGGTACACCGTCTAACTGATACATGTCGGTATATAAAGTCCCCATTCTTAATCTCTGCGTCAGTCTGTTTAGAACTGCTAGTTGCGTATTTAGAATATCTTGAACATTATTATTGCCCGTAAAGCGATCGACAGTTAAGTCCTTAGATTGATTTACTATGTCACATGCTAGGATCGTCATATTAAACCTCAGCACCTGCTCTTCGTCTGTAACGCTTTCTATAATTATATGACCTAATGGAAAGATGTCTTGCTTGTTGAGGTTTACGTCTGTAATATCGCCCGTTGTAACAGTATTAATATTTACGTCTTTTAGTAACTCTGCTTTTATGGTTTCTGTTAATTGGAAAAAACCTCTTACACCTTGATTTGCCATTATTTAAAATTCTTTTTTATTTGTTTTGCTTCTAATTCGTTTTTGTCTTTCATAAAGGTTAGCATCATAAAGCACTCATGCATCTTTAGTTTAGTGATATTTTCAAACTGTGTAATGTCTCCTTTAGCGAGTCCATAAATTGATTGGTACCAACCCCACTTTCTAGAGAATTGAGATACTGCGTCAAGGTCTCTGCTTCTTGACCCTCCAAAGAGTTCGTCATAGTTTTCGATAAGTCGAGACCTAAATTCCACAAAAAAAAAATTGATGACATAACTGCGTCCATCGGCATATCTAATAAGACTGCGTCTGTTCCTACTCTATAATCCTCTATGTTATACTTGTTTTTTAGCTTGACAATTACAGGTCTATATAAAACGTTCATAGCCTTTTCCATGTTTTCCCAATCGCCGACGTATGTATCAAGATCTATGTATTCGCCTAATGTTAGGCTGTCTAGTTCGGGATGGAAACCGTAATCTACTTTGTTAAGCATAAAGCGTGTTATTAGAGCGGGTTTCTCATCAAACATATTAGATAGCTTTGTTACTATCTCTGCCGAGTCTGAGAGCCTTAAAAGCATTACATTCTCTAAACTAACGTTGCAAAAGATCTCAATCATTTTAGCATTTAAAAAGCGAGGATCTTTAACTGTGTCTTGCAGTTTTAAGTATTTTTTGTACTGTCTTAAAGTGATGTCTTTAAGCGATGTCGGTATTTCAATATTGATCTTCATATATATATATAACGTTTTTTTTAATAAACTTTGTGTTAATGTTTCAATTAAAAAAGAGGGGCTATCTAATGCCCCCCTTGTGATGTAATTAATATTGTGATCTTCGTCAAGACCTTTTCCTCTACTGGTACCTTACATCATGTCTGCCTCGAAACAACTATTACTGCAATAGTGCTTATTCTCGTATAATGGCTTTTCGCAGTGCGAACAACTGTATTCGGGTTCTTCTGGCGGTGTATCGTAATCGAAATATATGCTCATGATTTATATGTTAAAGATTATACTGATTAATATTCTGCCAACAAAATAGCCTGGTATTATATATAGCATAGCGTTTTGTACTTTTTTAAACTGTCTGCCTAATTTGGCTGCTCTAGTGTTTTTCATGTTATTATAATTTAGTTACATTAAGGAGCCTGCGCTACCTGATTTAATGGCGTATTTAATTCTCTGCTTTTCTAGCCATAGTAAATAATTCCATATTTTTATTATGCGTCTCATTTGATTAGGATTAAGTCTAATTGATCTGCGACGTAGTTAATATGCTTCTGCGTAGTCTGCGACCAATATCCGTGTTGTAATAAATCGTTACCATCTATAGTTGCTACGTGCGTTGTATAGCTCCATACTTGGTTTCCTCTAATCGATAAATTTTGCTTGTACTTGTCTAGTGATGTTCTCATTGTTCTGTTTTTTTTATGTTCTTATATATCGAATTTAACTTGGAGACTTTCTCCGAGCTATTCAAAGCTCTTAAATGTTATTTTGAAAAACCCGATATTTTAAAGAACGTTATTAATATACTGCTAATATATAACTAATAAAGTTATAATACAAATAATTTAATATCTTTTTTTAATTAATAGCATACGAACCGAATCTTGGCTTTGACAATATCGAATATGTAGCATAACGACAGGGATCGATTATGTGGTTGTGATCGTCTACGGGCGTATTAAGTAAAGCACCCGTCTTGTCCTCTTTCCATTTATAGTTTCTAAACTCCGATATGGCATTAGTAGATGAGGACAGTATATTTATTTTGTAGCGTTTTAAGAGATCTATTCCTGCATTAACAGAGTCTTTACCTTTTAAGCTTGGAAAGATGCTATGCCCCATTCTTTTTAACTCGCTGATTAATCTAGGCTCTGCACTATCTGCGTATATAGGTTTGTTTTCTAGCTTCTCGCTTAACAAGAATTTATGTATGTCAGTAGTAGTCATAGCTGTTCTATATAGATGCTCTTTAACATATAGGTTTATGTCTTTGATGTATACAGAAACAAGCGTACTCGGATCATTAGTATATCCAAAGTCCATTCCGTATGCAACTAGGTCTGCGTCTTCGGGTACATGAGAAACCTCAGCATATCTAAATACGGTGCTTCTACTTGCAGCCCTTTCGCCAAGTCCGTATATCTGCCAATACTGTTCGTCAGTATCTTTTAGTAGTTCGATCTCTCTTTTTATTGACTCCTCTACAAAAGGATTATCTAGGTATGTAGTCTTAAAGAAAGCGCAATCGTCTCTAGGCAGTACCTTGTCGTATATCCAATGATATTCGTCTGACGGATTAAAGTCAATTACAATACGCTCCTGTGTTCTAAAAACTAGCTGTTGCCAATCCTCCCAATATAACTCGTTGCCTTCATTAATAAAAAGCAGATCCCTTTTACGTCCTCTAATCTTTTGCGGTTGATCAAGCGAAATAAACTCGACTAAGTTTCCAAATAGATAATATTCAGAATTAGACTTATTATGATACTTTTCGCTGTATAGGTTATGACTCTCTAAGATGCTCATAAAGTCTCTTAAAACAGTCGCACGCAAACTAGGGAATGATTTACGGCATACAGTAATAACCTTGTTTCTGTTATTAGTGCAATACTCGAATATAATCCAAAGTATTATGTTATATGTTTTACCTGATCTAGTACCGCCTTGCTCAAC